GTAACCGCAGCCCTAAGCAGTGGAACGAAAAGTATGATGATTCCGACGATGCCCACCACCGCGGCGTAACCCTCAATTTGGGCTTTGGCCAAAATCCGCTGGGTGATGATGAAGCTGCTTATTAAACAGGAACACGCCATTTATTACCTTAAAGATACCATTACCGAAGAGGTGCTTTACGGGGGCGCTGCCGGCGGCGGCAAGAGTGCACTGGGCTGCCTTTGGTTAATCGAAATGTGCCAGAAATACCCCGGCACGCGCTGGCTCATGGGCCGCAGCAAGCTCAAAACCCTAAAGGAAACCACGCTCAATACGTTTTTTGAACTGGCCACCCTGCTAAAGATAGGCAGCCAGTTTAACTACAAAGCCGCAGAGCACGTCATCCGGTTTAAGAACGGCAGCGAAATACTTTTAAAAGACCTCTTTTCTTATCCCTCCGACCCAAATTTTGACAGCCTGGGTTCGCTCGAAATTACCGGGGCGTTTATCGACGAGTGCAGCCAGGTGGCCTACCATGCCTGGCAGATTGTAAAGAGCCGCATCCGCTACAAGCTTACCGAATACAGCCTTATACCTAAGATGCTGGGCAGCTGCAACCCCGCCAAAAACTGGGCCTATAAAGAATTTTATAAACCGAACCGCGACGGCGTGCTCCCTACCCACCGCCGCTTTATCCAAAGCCTGCCAACTGATAACCCGTACCTGCATCCCAGCTATTTGCAGTCGCTGCTGCGGCTCGATAAAAACAGCCGCGAACGCCTGTACTTTGGCAACTGGGAGTATGATGACGACCCCGCCACATTAATCGACCGCGATGCCATTGCCGACTATTTTAACCCCATCCACATCCCGCAGGAAGGGCTTAAATACATGACGATAGACGTTGCCCGCAAGGGGCGCGACAAAACCGTGTTCCGCATCTGGCACGGCTGGGTATGCATAGCGCGTGAATCTATTGCAAAAAGCGGGCTCGACGAAGTTGTGGGACGGGCTAAGATATTACAGTCTAAACACCGCGTTGCACTGAGCAACATTGTGGCAGATGAAGACGGTGTGGGCGGCGGCGTGGTCGATTTCCTGAAGTGCAAAGGCTTTATAAACAACTCCGCCCCGCTGGAAATGCTAGAGGGCAACGCCTACATAAAACCCAACTTTGACAACCTCAAGAGCCAATGCAGCATCAAAATGGCCGGGATGATAACCAACCGACTGGCCGGCGAACTGTGCGACAGCGACACCGTACAGCAAACCACAACTGAAGAAATGGAGCAGGTAAAGCTAAAGGATATAGACCGTGATGGCCGCCAGGGCATTATACCTAAAGACCGCGTTAAAGAACTCATAGGCCGCAGCCCCGATGAGTGGGACAGCATCATGATGCGGTACTGGTTTGCGTTGCGGAAAACGTATACAGCAAGAGTACGCATAGGAAACCAGTAGCAAAGTTACAAAGTAGCAAAGTCTGCTCGGTACTTCCTAAACTTTGCCTCTTTGCTACTTTGTAACTTTGAAACTCAAAAAAAATGAAAAACCTAACCCTTCGCCAATACACCCGCCTGCCGGATGCCACTGCTTACGACAGCATACTACAGCACCTCAAGCCCAAAAATACCTTTGCTAAAAAGCAGATGGACATCAACGCCATGCCCTATGCCAATGTAAAATACTGCATCAGCCTGCTGCCTAAAGTAAGCGGTTGGGACGGCATACAGCAGCTTTTTGAAATATGCTATGGCGTGACCGAAAAGGAGTTTTGGCGCGCTCGGATAGTAGAATACTACGCTGCCCGTAAGTTCATGATAAATGAATTTACCCGTGTTATAGCAACCGAGGCAAAGCTTCTCAACACCCTGAGTACCGACAGCCACCTTTGGCACATGGCCGGCGCCGACCGCCTTAAGCCCTTTTGCGATACCCTCCCCCTGGTGCAGCTGGGCAGGCATTTTGGCCAGTACCCGTTTGACCTGGGCCGAAAGCCCTACAGCGAAATTTTCAGCCTCCTGGCACAGTTAAAGACACAAAACGAAGTGGAAGCGGAGTACAGTAAATTGAGTAGGGGTTGATTAAGCTATTCGTAAAAATTCCTTTATTATTCTTAAGCGCTCCCTAACGTTCGAAACATCATTAGTTCCTGCCTGTCCCATTCTGTCATACTCAAGCAAATCATAATCTGCTTTTTCATAGTCATTTTCTGCAAGGGCTCTATTTGATTTTATAGTTTCATCAAATTTTAAAAGGTCTGATCTATTAATTGTTATTCCTTTTCCAATAATATCTTTAAATAAAAGATAATAAACGACCATACTGCCTTGTGTTCTTAACAATGGATCACTTTTTACAAAACATTTAGACATTAAATCTAAAATTTTTAATACGACCTTTTTTGTGTCTTCAACTAGTTGGGCTTCCTTAAATTTATAATTTCTAGCCATAGCGTCGAGATACACTTTCTTTGTGTCAATTATTTTGCCGTTTTCCATCAAAGAGATTTCAACTAACATATATCTGGCTGCCACTTCATAGTGTTGATACCTATTATTTTTAAATCTTACTTTTTCCGTAAAAATATTATGTAAAGAAATATCTCTTATTGCTTTTACCATGTTTCCGCCAAATGCATTTCTTTTTTCTGCAGAATTGAGAGGAACCGCTTCATTTAATCTGGAGAACATATCTTCAATTAAATCTATATCATCTGTTTGCACACCTACTATTGGTAGAACGAAAGAGTCGAACTTAATTTTAATTTTTGGATACTCTTTCGCTAAGTCATCATAACTAAGTCCTGTCAAATTTAATGATGGATCATCCTGATATTCAAAATCATTCGATAAGCAAAATCTACCATCAATGAACGCCCAGATTGTTTCTAGCCGTTGTTTGCCATCAATTATAGCATACGATTTACCATACTCAATTCTTTCATTCCTGTTAAATTGATGAAAATATATTTTTGGTATGTCGTAATTATTTAAAATAGAATCAATTAATAATTGTTTTTTTTCAGGCGTCCAAACTCCGCCATTTCTTTGATATTCAGGATCAACTACAATTTCGTCTTTTTCAGAATATATCCTAAGTATGGTCGCGTGTTGAACAGGATTGGTTTCTATAAAACTCATTTTAATTTGTTTTTTAGTGATTCTCCAATACTAGATAGTTCTGGAAATAGTGAAAATTTATTTATACTTAAAAGTGCTAATTCTTTTCTTAAACTCTTTTTAAAATCATAAGGAATCTTATACTTAACTAACTCTTGTGATCTACAAAAATCTTCAATAGGGCGGGTATCCAAATGATGAATTGTAAATACTCCCAATTGTGCTTGAATACGATTACTATTTCTAGTAGCTATAGTAGCTATTGGAGCAAGTTTATTTCTGGTATTTGACCTTAACGTTTCAACTTTATAATTATTTAATTCGTCATCGTCAAAGGACGGTATAAAATTCTTTTCGGAAGTGCTTATGTTAGCTATTTTATTAAGCTCAATTGGCTTTAATAACCATAAAGCGCCATCAGTATCATCTTTATTAAAATTTTCCACAGCGAAATACAATGCAATTAGCGGGCTTTCACTCCAATCTAATAATCTAGTTGGAACACCATAATGTTGCATTAGAAATAACCAATCAAAATCATTTTTTGGACTATTATTAACCAACATTGAAGCAGATTGTTTAAACCTAGTCAATAATGTCCCTTCAGATATTCCTTGTGAAAATCTCATTAAGCCAGGGGCCAATTTCCATGTATATTCACTTTGACCTCTAAACCAAACATCCTCATCATAGTCCGAGATGTCTTCATTTAAAAATTCGATTAAATCGCTAATTTTTTTGATTTCTTTTTCGGGCTTAGAAGTCATGTTATATTATTAAGGTTGGTTTAGTTTAAAATTTTAACATCTGTAAAGCTATTAAAAATTCTGATAGTATACTTTCATCTTCTCAAAATATTCAATCCTGAACTTTAAACAAATCCTATGAAAGACATAGTACGCATACTTCACGACCTTGCCGATACCCGCCAGCTGGAATATCACTACGGCAAAAAGGCCGCCCTCAACCTGCTCGACGGCACCCTTGATACTGACAAGATTTTCCTGTTGCACGAGTTTACTAACCGTAAGAGCAGCTACAACACATCGGGCACTAAAATAGAGGCGACCGACTACGAAGGCAAGTTCTTCCTGGTAAAGCACGCCGACTATAACCGGCACTATTATGCCGAAGCCGGCACCCCCGAAACCTCTAAATACACCACCGGTATCGCACCCCTACTCACCACCTTCGAGGCATTGGGCAACAGCCTGGCCTGCCTGGAGGCCGAAGTAACCCAGTGGGATAACATCGACGTTACCGATGCGCTCGATGCCAATATGGACGGGCTGTTGTGCTCTTACAAAATTCGCATACCGGCTGCTTATGGAAGCTAACATTAAAGAAACCCTGCGTGCGGAGTTTGAAAAGCTGCGCGACGAAATATTAGCCAAATATGAGGCTTCGGGCATGGCGGCTTCAGGCAACTGGGGCGAAAGCGTGCAGGTACAGGAACTGCCCAACGGCTTTACCATAGTAGCCGATAGTTACATCAACGGCCGCGGGCCCGGCAAGGCACCGCCCAGCGCAGCTATAGAAAAATGGATTGCCCAAAAAGGAATTGCTTCACGCCTCAACGGCGAAATAAGCGTAAGCAGCCTGGCGTTTCTCATCGCCCGGAAAATTGCCCGTGAAGGCTGGAAACCAAAAAAAGGTTTTGAAAACCTGGTGGAAAGCACGGCCACCCCACAGCGCATACAGCAGATACTGGATGCCGTGGCACCTCTGTATGTGCAAAATTTTACCAATGAGATTTCCGCCTACCTAAACACCGCCTTTGCATGATCCACTTTGTACAGCCACTGGAGCCGGAACGCCTGCGCACCGCTTTTAATAACGATGTGGTACGCTTTTATACCGACCTTAGCGCCGAGCCTAACCATGCCGATGTTACCCTGGGCACCGGCCCCACCATACGCC